TAGCTCTCGTCAATAACTAGCTTTTGTAATCCCAATTATCAAAGGCATACGAGCCTTCTGAATAGATGGTGTAATAGATCCCATAGACAGATTGGTAGGCGGCAATCATCGTGCTGCTCATGCGCAGATATACATTCAAATACACATAGACGCGCTCTGTTGGCACTACGTTTACAGAATAGGTTATGTCAAAATAGCCCGCAGCTTCTACTGCGTTCGAGGTAGTGAATTTTGTATAAGGCATAGGCACAACGCTTGGCAGTCCAGAGCCAGAACTTAGTAATATCGAGCTGACTTCTGCTTTTGGCAATACGAATGTAGGCGATCCGTCAGCAAGCGTAGTAGCAATATAGGTGTCAGTTATATCTATGCTTGTTGAGCCTTGAAAGCCTGTTGAGTTCGTTACGGCTTCAGAGAGCGTGAGCGTTGCGGATCCGCGCTTTAATACAGTCCGCTTAAATTGGTCGGGCATTCCCGAAAGCTGCTCTGTCGCAAGTTGTGGTAAGTTTGTTGGCATAATTTTCTCCTTATGGTGCTATTTCAGATTTACGAATGTGATAATCTTTAGCCCTATGCCTATGTATATTGTTGTGGCATTTATAGCAAAGTGTTTGTAGATTGCTAAGATCATTATTCATTTCTGCTGCCTTTAGGTTTTTACCCTGCCAATCTATATGATGAACTACTAGCCGTCTATAACTAGACTCACTACACTTTGTGCATTTATAATCATCTCTCTCTAATGCCCTTATTCTTACTCTAGTCCAGCTAGTACCGCGCACCCTAGATAAATATTTTTCCTCTGCGCCTAATTGCATTTTTTTTAGTAAATCTGGATTATGCTTAATAAGTTTTTTGCGTGTCGCAGACATTTTAGCTTTCACTTCTTCAGGTAATTTTTTACCTGTAAGCGATAGCCTCATTTTTTCTAAAGTCTTAGGATTATGTATAGGATTATTCACAAGATTATTTACTCTAATCCATTCATTACGGCATTTATGGCTACAAAAAGCTTTATTGTTATGAGGCTTTCCACATTGTTTGCATTTCATAATACTATTATATATGGAGCAATATTATCTATCAAGGTGCTATGGAGTCCACACTGCCGATTGAGCTAATCCCAATTCTAAAGTAGGTGATAAGATCACGTTGCAAGAGGTTGAGCTCTTGAATAAAGCCTTCCGCTGAACTTACGACTGTCCGAATGCCATACACACGCCAGTAGCGCCCTTGCCAGCTCACTAAGTCGCCAAACTGTAATTCAGGCAATGCTCGGATCTTAATGTTTTGTAAATTCTCGCCGTCAGCATAGTCATTTAAGATAAGCCCTGCGTAACTCTGCGCCCAGCTCTTATTCTGAATATACGGATTAGATATCTTTATCGGGCGTTCCTCATAAGCCGTAACAGAAAGATCACGCTGCTCTCGGTAGTACACTTGGCTTGTAATCTTAGCGGGTCGCCCATAGATAATCAGGCTTGTAACATACGCGGTAGAAGTAGAGCTATTATAAAAGCGGATCTTCGCGGCTTGGGCGAATGCGTCAAAGACTTGAATGCTCACGCTAGAAGATAAATCAGTACCAGAGCCGTTACTCGCAGAGTTCGCGACATAACCCGAAGGCTGATAGGCTTCAAGAATTGGATCCTCAAAGCTCACAAACACTTCTTCAGTTGATCCTGCAGCTATCTCAATGCTGCTGGAGAGCTGCCAGATAGGTTGTGCGGGCTGTTTCTCTCGCACATCACTCTCAACTTCTACTACGTTTATGATATGATCCTCACCCACAACTTCAGCGTCTATCACCATGCTCGTTGGCAGGACTCTCTGCACTTCTGTATACGGCCAGTTATCCCAATGCTGCCTATTCTCAAAGCGTATCTTACCTTCTTCATCTTGGTACACGTGCGCATTCTCGGCTTGCGCTATTTGGTGGATTGCTTCAGAGAAGCGCGTACCCTTCTCAAACATAGCGAACGGAATTATATTTATGCCTGTGTCTAGCTCATATTGCGCAGTAGCAAAGCCCAAGTCAGTTAGGAGCGTTCCAATAATCTGATCCGAGCGCTGTGCGGTGTACATAGAAGTCTGGTCAATATATTTATTCTGCAGATAGCCAATAAAGTCATTTGCTTCAAGCTTCACGACTGCCGAACGCCTAGAGTATTCAGGTGTCTTAGTTGTCAGCCCAACAAACTGCGGTATCTGATTGTTGATCCCGTTATAGTCAAAGCCCGCGTTTATAATGATTGGTCTGCGTGGAAGCTGTGCCGTAAAGAGTTCGCTGGATCCGCCAGCAATACGAGGAGTAAACCTGCCATCTGTATTATCTAAGCTCACATTTGCAATAGCAGTTGAAAGCCCACCCAGCGGCATATTAAGGCGGCGTTCATATTCTACTGATACGACATAATCTGTTTCATTCTGATAACTATAATTGTTCCAATCCGAAGTGATAGCGCCCTCTGAAGCTATGCCATCGCCCGCACCAATCAAGCTTACGCCAACAGTAAAAGGGCGATAGGTTGCGTTGTATGCCTTCTTCCAGCTTATCTGCGTAGACTGGCTTACATTCCTATAATTATCATAGGCTTCTACGCTCCAAGCGTTTTCAACGGCTCGCATTATGACTCCGTAAGAATGAGCTGGAAGCTTGCCAAGTAATCTGTGCCAGGAGTGCTAAACTTGCGCTCAATTAAATCAATATGCACATTTGTTTCTGCGACAGTAAAATTGCTTTCTGTAACTTCCCACGTCTGAACGGTATCAGTACTTTTATAGGTATCATAAATAGTCTTAATAGCTGAATACTCCGCAGCAGTAGCATTCTTAAACTCAAGCGTCCATATATGCTTCGTGCCAACAAGCGAGTTGTAATAGTCGCGGTGGATCCGTCCGTCTAATGTCTGCACTTGAGCAAAGCGCTCAATCTTCTTCTCGCTTACCGATATAGGATTGCGAATACTTACCCCGCCCAATACATATGCCATGCTATACTCCCATCATTTCTGCCACTGTGATATTGCGGCTGTTAGCAATAGTTTTAAGATTGCTGGCTACCATTTCAGCAAGCTTGCGAGCCTCTCCAGGCGTACCTGTAAAGATCCCAGAGAGTGAGATATTTATTGCTGTTTCTTGCTGGCGTGTGATTGTAGCTGGCGCTTGTCCTTGCGTTGGCTGCGGCGTTGCTACCATATCTGCTACCTTGAAGCCCGTACTTAAGCCTTGCATATCGGTAAAGAGTCCACCGTACTGCTTCTTAATATCAGCCGTTCCAATCGTAATCTTATCCACCAGCGAAGGGCTGTGGCGCTTATTCGGATCCAATGCGCCCGCCACTGCGTCTTTCACGCCCTTGGCTGCGTCTTTTACCCAGTTGAAGGCATCGCGGAATGGCTTTGTAATGGTGTCATAAATACCTGATACCGCTTGCTCAATACCTCGCTTCATATTTATAAATGAATTCGTAACGCTATACGAGGTGTTCTCTACCCAGCGCCCAAAGTCCGTAAACGCTGCGGCGACTGCTGATACTATTTTAATGACAGTTCGTAATACGCCTATCAAGATAAGCAGTGAAGCTACAACAACTGCGCCAACAATATATGCCAATACCTGCAATGTCGGAATGATCCAATCTTTATTCTGCGCCCAGAACTCACGTAGTGTTGGCATGAGGTTAAATTGTATTTCATTCCAGAGCTGGCGCAGGGCTGGCAAGACATTCTGATTGAATGTAGCGACAAGCTGATCCCATACAGGCTTAAATGTAGCCACAAGGAAGTTCCAAAGCTGCTGCAAGCCAATAAATAGGGCTGTGAAGTTAGCTTTAATACTCTCGAGTACAGGATTAGAGCCATCACTCCATTGCTGTATAAGTGTTTGCGCCCAAGCAATAGCTGGCGCTAGTGTTTCGGCTATGCCACTACCAATAGACTCCATAAGGTCATTGAACATATTATTGAGCTTATCTAATGAGCCTGCGAATGTATTGCCAGCAGCTTCTGCGGATCCACCGAACTCTTTTGTTAGCTCTGCGATGATAACGCGCTGTGCGCCCGCCGTATCTCCAACTGCTACTAAATCTTTTACAAGCTCTTTTTGGCTTTCAGAGAGCCGAACACCAACACGCTGCAAGGCGGTTACTCCGAGAACTGGATCCTGCAGCGCCTTACCCACTTGAATAGAAGTTTGCGTGAGGTCAGTACCCATCGCTGTCGCCATATCTGCTACGGCTCGCGTTGCGTCTGGGAATACATCTTTACCAATGTTTGTAAAAGTGAGCAGCATATTCTGGGCGCTGCGTGCTTGCTCATCTGAATAGCGAGTGTTGCTTTGGAGTTCGGTGGAGAGTTTATTGACTTGATCTGCCGTAACACCCGCTATACCGCCAGTAGATTTAAGTACCGCGTTTGTTTGTGAGATAGCCAGCTCTGACTCCATGAACGCTTTCGTAGACTCAACGCCGAAGGCGACAGCAGCAGCACCAGCTACGGCAATGCCAGCAGCCGCAACCGCGCCTAGCTTACCTATGCCGCCCATTTTCCCGCCGAAGTTATCTAGGGTCTGGCTTGCCCTATCATCTGCGGTAATAACTGCTTTGATTTGTGCTTCTGCAGCCAACTTAATTGCCTCCTGCGTGCTTGCTCATAATTTCTTGCTTCTTACTTATAAAACTATATATCTTTAGATTCGTAAAGAAGTCATCAACAGGCTCATCTGCTAACTCTTGTGCAGATAAGCCAAAGAGCTTGCGATAGAGGTATTTTTGGATTGCTAAGGGCATTTGGGAGCGCTCATTAAATATTGCGTCCTCAATGTCCTCTATGCTTTTGGGTCTTGTCCTGTGAGCCGTTCCATTACGCCAGTAAAGAACTCGCCTGGCATATCGAGCATATCGTCTTTCGTGAACTCTACGAGCTTGCCGTCCTGAGCTATCTCGCCCTTAATAAGCCTGGCCGAAAGTAAATCCACCATGAACTGCATAGCTTCTTGGTTGTTGTTTGTTTCTTGAACAGTAGCAATCTTCGCTTGAATATCTTCATACTCTCGAACTGGTATCGCCTGAAAGATTACATAGCTATCAGCATAGCCCTCGCCGAAGAAATCGAGCGAGATACGCTTTTCAATTTTTATCATATCGTTCTCCTTAGTTTAGTAGCCAGTGCCAGCAAACGTGTTGATTAGAATGCACGAGCTGATTATATCAGCAGCATTCGCAGCGTCATAGTTAGCCTTGAACTGAATGCTCTGCGATACGATCTTATCAAGTCCACGATCCTGTTCCCACTCGGTAAAGTCTACGCGAGGGAATTGCATGGCTAGGCTGGAGTTTACTGAGCTTCGCACGAAGCTAATGTCCATAGCCTTATACGTTCCGTCAATCATCAAGTTACGATAAGTTTCGTCTTGCTTCAGTAGCTCTATAGATCCCTCAACTGCGAAGTTGGTGGCGAGTACATCTTCTGGCTCAACAGTTCCAAGCACCACGTCATGCGCGGCGTTCTTGGTGAAGTTGATTTCGAGCTTCTTCAAGCTGATTGCACTAGCGGCGGCAAGCCCTGCGGTGTTGGTAGCAAGCTTGAATACGAGGTGCTGATGTAAGAACTTATTGCCAAGCGTGTTGAACGTAGCTGTCTGGCGTGTGTACGAGCGCCCTACGCGGCTTAAGAGTCCGACAGTAAAGTTTACTATGCCATTCTGCTCAACGGTGATTTTAAGGCTATCTATTACGCCCAGGCTATAAAGCTCTGCATAGTCAGGATCCTGATACAAAATAGACAGGCTCTGGTGCTGGTTAGAGTTTGCGAGCGTGTATGTGTGCGTGTAAGGGTTTGCGCCAGTAGTTACAGGCGAAGCTCCGAGAAGTCCAGTAAGGATAATCCCAGCGAGCTTATCATCTAAGTTACTCTCGAACTCTCCACTCGCCATGCGCTGCGTAACAAAATTGCTATCGCTATCAGCAAGCTTACCCATTCCTTCAGACTCTCGTGCTGTTTCGGTTTTGTCATCAAAGCTAATCGTGCTGCGCGGGATCCAAAAGCCGTTTGTAATTGTGCCTGTGCCGCGTGTACCTTCTTTTGCAATTAGTAGTTGTCCTAATCGTCCAACGTGCTTACTCATATTTTTTATACTCCTTTTACACTATGTAAATACTATGCACCTTAACAGTGATTTCTATGCCACGCGCCCAGCCCGCTTCGTACTGATAGTAGCTTGGCGTGCCGATAGCGGCTTCCATGTAGACTACCTGCGCATAATCTCCGAGCGTGATATTACTATCAAGCGTATCAAGTACATCACCAGTAATGTTTTCAATGGTTTGCTCTGCAAGCTCAACTGCGTCCGTATTATCCCGATCCTGTCCGATCTGCGCTAAGGCAAGAATGCGAAAGGAGTGAATGCGCTTATTTTCTGCATTCGTATAGAACTCATTATCAGATCCAGCGAATGTAATAAAAGCGCAGGGGAAGCCGTCAGGGTTGAGCTTCTCGTGGCTATAGACTTTGTTAATGGTGCTAATCGTAGAGATTTGCGTAATCAACTCTTTTTTGATGTTCTGAATTACGCCCATGCAATACTCCTTACTCCAGTTATCGTATATTTATATCTATGCGTCAATAACTTCATACGTTCCGTCCAATCTCGTCTAATACCTTCTGGACGGCGTTCTCGAAGTTCTTCTCAATCTGTTTCCCATCTTCTTTCAATGAGTCAGATAAAAATGGTCTGGCTCTTTTTATATTGCCCATGCCCTCATGTAGATACGTAGCGTAGTCCATGCGGTTATAAAGCGTTCCCTTACCAGGTTGAAACATAGATACCCAGTTTCGGGTCAGGCTATAAGTTCTGTTTTGGTAATACTCATTCGAGTAGCCTTTTAGCGTAACAGTGCGCTCGACTTGCCAGACAGAGCCTTCGATAGCCGTATTCAAGTGTTTCACCATGAGTTCTGGCGCTTTGCGGAACGCCCTGCGGATCTCCTCTAAGTTAGTGATCCGAACGGTATACTCAGCCATTTTTGCTCTCTAAGATAACTTGTATGTGTTCCAATAAGCCCGATCCCTCGAAGCGGCTCACTGCTTTTACGCTATAGCGCTTCCCTGAGCCGTCATCTACCTGGTCGCCCTCTTTGATTGGCACCGAGCCGTCTACCCACATATCATAAAGCGCTCCAATCCGCCCGCCAATGTCATTCGTGCGACTTATGCCTATCGGCTGAATATCTGCCTGGTACGATGTGAACGTAGCTGAATAGTTTTGTATCGCAGCTCCAAAGGGTCGCAGCCGCCTGATAGTAATATCGTGGCTTGCAAAAAAGAGCGCCATTAGTTATGTCCTGATATTGCTACATCGCAGTAAGGGCGAAGTATATCATCTAAGCCCAAGCTCTCGATCAGGCTAGAGTTGCCGCTTGCAGTAGAGCTATCGAAGTATTCAACTTTTCGCTGTCCTTCTTGCTTACTCTTAATACTTGTGCCAGCCGTACCGTTCTCAAGCATAAATGCCGCCATGCGCGCACACGCTTCAGCCAAGTCATCGGGAATAATCGCATAGCCCGCAGTGTAGGTTATTTTCCAGTTGTGATATGTGCCGCCTAGCTCGATAAGAGATTTAATAATCCCCGCGTCAGTATCTACAAAGTAGTCCTCTGTATCTAATAGCTCGAAGCTCGCATTGTTTCCAGCTTCATCGCGCCATTCTACGCTGGTCATCGTAATCACTGGCTTATTGCGCAGTACGAGTTCATTGCCGCCAATCCCGTCATAGTATTCAACATACGCTGTGTCGTTGAAGCTCGATACGCCGCAGTAGTTAAGAATAATCTTTGTAGCGTAGTTTATATTACGAGTAATAAGGTTATCTTGCGTTGAGCCTGTAATGCCAAGCAATTCTTTTACGTCTGCTACTGATGTGAGGGCTTCTGCCGAGAGAGCTGTCATGCTGTTCTATCCGATCTTGTTATCATCTTATCTTTGTACGCTATGCCCTTGCGGTAGAGCTTGCGTGCGAGAGTAATTGGCACACTTATAGTTTCGCCAGCCAAGCGCTGCTTGTAGTCCTTGAGTAGGCGTACTCGTACTCTTTCCATGTCTTTATATAACTACTAGCGGAGATATCCGTCAATAACACAAAAGCGCCCGAAGGCGCTTCTGCGTAGCACTCGACTAGACTAATGCTAGTCTGCTGCTATTCTACCAAAGTTTCTATTAAACTCCAGTAATCTTCTTAACTGCTTCGGTTAGTGTGAGTTCTGCGTCAACGCGCTTCTCTACACGTACGAATACCAAGTTCTTTTCGAACGCGCTGGATCCGCCAACAGTGGCTTCATCAGATACGCGTACCGAGATACCAGCACGATCTACAATCTGGTAGTAGTTGAAGTCGCCCAAGTAGAGCTCATTCCCTAGATTGTTCTGTTCGTACATAGGTCGCCCGAGAAGGCTTCCGTATGGGCTATCGCCCAAGTTCTGTACGAGATATCGGTTCTGGGTGTCTTTTAGCTGACGAACGGTTGCGAGGGTACGAGCGTTTCCAACCCATACTGCACGCCCACGATAGCCCTGCTTCAAGTCATGGAACAATTCAATTACATCATCAGCCATGTTCGCGCTTTTAGCACGTGAGCCTACGGTGTACTGGTTTACTCCAGTTGGCTTACCTGATCCATCACCAGTCCAGAATGCTGCATCTTCTTTTTCGGCAAGGCTCTGTGTCATCAAACCAGCGATGTAGTTGACGATAGATCCGTTTACGCCAAGAGTAGCGTCATCTGAAAGTTCCTGCGAAAGCGGTACGATAGAAGCTAGAGAGTAAGGAGTGAATACTAGCTCTGCGAATTGAGCGGTGCTGGTAGCCTTAACTGCAGCTTCGTTACGCCATTGTGCCTGTGGTCGAGTATCGAGTTTTGGCAAGTGGAGTTCGTTGCTTTGTGTGGTAATGGTGTTAGCGATCTGGCGCATAACAGTTGCGTCTCGGAGATCTTCTACGATCATGTTCGAGAATTCTGCTGGCACGAGGTATCCACCTAGAGCGTCAGTACCTTCTACGAGTACCTGAAGCTTTTCTTTATCACCATGCATAAGAGCGCTCATAAAGTGAATGGTCTTACCAGTGATTTCGGTGTACTGCTTACCAGCGTTCTTACGTTCTGGGATTACGTGCTTAATTTCAGCAAGCTTATCAACTGATACGCTTCCCAAGCTCTTGTCCATAATCATCTTGTCGTTGCCCATTTTCACGTCAGCAATAACTGGTACGTGAGCTTCTGCTTTAACTTCGGCATCAAGCTTTTCGCTCAATTTACCAAAAGCCTTTGCAGCAATAGCTTCAGCAAGATCTTCTACTTTTGTATCTTCAGCGCTTTTAACTTCAGCTTCTTTGGTGCTGATTTCAGAAGCTTCTTTCTTCAAAGTTTCGAGCTCTGCTTTTTCTGCGTCAGTAATACTGCCGTCAGCAAGCTTTGCTTGTAAGTCTGAGATTTGACCCATGTATTAAAGTCCTTTCTTATTATCTTGTAGCAATTTCTCGGTTACGCGATCCAATGCTTTTAGTAGTGTGCGCTGCCGACTATCTTCTGTTTCTGCTAGGAGCTGTCCAGCTATCTTGTCAATTGCTTTTAAGCCACTTGCTCGCACATAGGGATTGCCGTCATCGGGCGAGGATTTAGCCCGCAAGCTATTCACCTCATGTTCCAGCTCTACTAATCTCTTAGTAAGCTGTTCTATATCGTTATGCTTCATTTCTTCTTCCGCGTCAATAACTCCAACTACGCTGTTGATAACGCTTTTCTCAAAACCTGCATTTTCAAGCGACTTATAAGCCATCATGCGAGCTTCTGGGTTAGCTGGTACATTCACTGCAGAGATTTCGAGGAGTTCTTGCTTGGTAAACGTATTGCCTTCTGCTTCTAAGGGCTTAAAGCCAACTGAAAAGCTGTTGATTATGCCCTGATCAAACATTGCCTTAATAGCGCGAGCTTCGGGAGTGATCTCGTGAAACTCTGGCTCGAATACCATTTTAGCGTCTGCGCCCTTGCCTTCTGTGCGAACATTCTTTGCGTTCCCGATTGCTGGAATAGAATGATCGTGCGCCCAGAGCAGCACAGGATTTGCCATAAAGTTTTTTGTTTCCCAGCCTTCAACGAGAACTTTCTCGCCATGCCGATCCTCAACTGCTGTAGAAGCGATAGCAATCATCTTTTTGCCCTCTCGCTCTATATTTGCCTTAACTGTATACATAATAGTTTGACTCCTCTTTGATACTGCTATCTAATAACCTCCCGAACGAATCGTCAAGAACTCTAAAGCTTATCTACCTTAGCTTGAGTTACATCGCTATTAGATTCTGTATCAGCCACAATCTTACCTGCCGTACCTGCGGTAGTATGAGCAGATAGTGGCTCGTCCCATACCCCAGCAAGACTAGGCATAGTTGCAATAGCTGGAGCTACAGGCAATCCCTCTGCCCACAAGTCCAAGTTGCCAAGGTCAATAGCCACGCCAGCAGGGTAGGCAACATTCATATCATCGACGTAGAAGTATCTATCCGTGCCAGTAGCGTCGGTAGCTCCTGTGACTTTCATTTCAATCTGTCCATAGGTAGTAGTAGGCGTAAAGGTGCAAGCTAGTAGTTGCCAGTTGGTGTTGCCTAGAGCCACGCTAGACACTGTTGTACCGTTGTCATAATTGATAGTTAAAGTTGGTTTGGTATGAGTACCGCCGTAGTAAG